ACAGCAATGGCTGGTTCCCGGATACAGATGGCGCACTCATCACCGGACTGACCTTTCTTGACCCCAAAGATGCCACACGGGTTCAGGGTTTTTTTCAGCATTTGCAGGTCAGGTTTGGTGACGGGCCATGGCAGGATGTTAAGGGACTGGATGAAGTGGGCAGTGATACAGGCAGAACAGGAGAATGACATGAATATACTAAAAAAACTTATGCAGCGTCTGTGTGGTTGCGGAAAGCATGATGACTGTGAACACGTGCAGTCGCTTACAGCACAACTGCGACTGGGGCCAGCAGACATCCTGGAGTCAGATGAGAATGGTATTATCCCGGAGCAGGACAGGGTAATCACGCAGGTGGTGATACTGGATGCGGATAAAAAGCAGATACAGTGTGTGGTAAGACCGCTGCAAATCCTGCGTGCTGACGGGACGTGGGAAAATATTGGCGGGATGAAGTAACCCGACAGCTTCACAAAACCGGAGTCCGGCTCCGGTTTTTGTTGTCATGTCCGGGGAATATTTGTTAGATAAAAAAGAGGAGATAATTCAATAGGGAGTTAAATTAATGCCGATAAATCTGACATCTTATTTGTGGGTACAGGGACAGAAAGTTGTCCCGGCAGTTGTGTTTTCTAATTTTACTTTAGTGGACTAAGTAAAAAGGAGTGAGATAAATGCTGCCCACTACAAATATCTCTGTAAATTCTGGAGTAATATCTTTTGAAAGTCCTGTAGATTCACCATCTAACGAGGATGTTGAAGTTGCCCTCGAAAAGTGGTGCGCTGAGGGAGAATTTAGCGAAAATCGTCATGAGGTTGCATCAAAAATACTTGATGTTATAAGTACTAATGGAGAGACTTTATCAATCAGTGAGCCAATAACAACATTACCAGACTTGCTTCCAGGTTCTCTGAAAGAACTGGTTTTGAATGGATGTACAGAGCTTAAATCAATAAACTGCTTACCCCCCAACTTATCTTCATTAAGTATGGTTGGATGCTCATCATTAGAGGTTATAAATTGCAGCATACCTGAAAATGTCATTAATTTATCTTTATGCCATTGTAGTTCTTTGAAACATATAGAAGGTTCCTTTCCTGAGGCACTCAGAAATTCCGTATATTTAAATGGCTGTAATTCATTAAATGAATCGCAATGTCAATTCCTTGCATATGATGTCAGTCAAGGCCGTGCCTGCCTGAGCAAAGCTGAGCTTACTGCTGACTTAATTTGGTTGTCGGCTAACCGAACGGGTGAAGAGTCTGCTGAAGAATTGAATTACTCTGGATGTGACTTGTCAGGTCTAAGTCTTGTAGGGCTGAATTTATCATCAGTAAATTTTTCTGGAGCAGTGCTTGATGATACAGATCTCAGGATGAGTGATTTGTCTCAGGCTGTATTGGAAAACTGTTCTTTTAAAAACTCGATTTTGAATGAATGTAATTTTTGTTATGCTAATTTATCTAATTGTATTATTAGGGCTTTGTTTGAAAACTCTAATTTCAGCAATTCCAATCTTAAAAATGCATCATTTAAAGGATCTTCATATATACAATATCCTCCAATTTTGAACGAGGCTGATTTAACAGGAGCTATTATAATTCCTGGAATGGTTTTAAGTGGTGCTATCTTAGGTGATGTAAAGGAGCTCTTTAGTGAAAAAAGTAATACCATTAATCTAGGAGGGTGTTACATAGATCTATCTGACATACAGGAAAATATATTATCTGTGTTGGATAACTATACAAAATCAAATAAATCAATTTTATTGACTATGAATACATCTGATGATAAGTATAACCATGATAAAGTAAGGGCCGCTGAAGAACTTATCAAAAAAATATCTCTTGACGAATTAGCGGCGTTCCGGCCCTATGTTAAGATGTCTTTGGCTGATTCATTTAGTATTCATCCTTATTTGAACAACGCAAATATACAGCAATGGCTCGAGCCTATATGTGATGACTTTTTTGATACTATAATGTCTTGGTTTAATAATTCAATAATGATGTATATGGAGAATGGTAGTTTATTGCAGGCAGGGATGTATTTTGAGCGACATCCAGGTGCGATGGTATCTTATAATAGTTCCTTTATACAAATTGTAATGAATGGTTCACGGCGTGATGGAATGCAGGAACGATTTAGGGAACTCTATGAAGTATATTTAAAAAATGAAAAAGTTTATCCTGTCACACAGCAGAGTGATTTTGGATTGTGCGATGGCTCTGGGAAGCCTGACTGGGATGATGATTCCGATTTGGCTTATAACTGGGTTTTGTTATCATCACAGGATGATGGTATGGCAATGATGTGTTCTTTGAGTCATATGGTTGATATGTTATCTCCTAATACATCAACTAACTGGATGTCCTTTTTTTTATATAAGGATGGAGAAGTTCAAAATACATTTGGGTATTCATTGAGCAATCTTTTTTCTGAATCATTTCCAATTTTCAGTATTCCTTATCATAAAGCTTTTTCCCAGAATTTCGTTTCTGGTATTCTGGATATACTCATTTCTGATAATGAACTCAAAGAGAGATTTATTGAGGCACTTAATTCCAATAAATCAGATTATAAAATGATTGCTGATGATCAGCAAAGGAAACTTGCCTGTGTCTGGAATCCCTTTCTTGATGGTTGGGAACTGAACGCTCAGCATGTAGATATGATTATGGGGAGCCATGTATTGAAAGATATGCCACTAAGAAAACAGGCTGAAATATTATTTTGTTTAGGGGGGGTTTTCTGTAAATACTCATCGAGTTATATGTTTGGTACAGAGTATGATTCTCCTGAGATTCTACGGAGATATGCAAATGGATTGATTGAACAAGCTTATAAAACAGATCCTCAGGTATTTGGCTCAGTTTATTATTACAATGATATTTTAGACAGGCTACAAGGAAGAAATAATGTTTTTACTTGTACCGCTGTGCTGACTGATATGCTAACGGAGCATGCAAAAGAATCTTTTCCTGAAATATTTTCATTGTATTATCCTGTTGCGTGGCGTTGATTTAGAGACCATGGATGAATATTATTGTAACACTGTCTTTTTAGGTTTGCACATGTTCAGTGGGAACATTTATTGCTCCGTTGTTATTATGTCTTGGTTTAGTGGCATGAGCCGAATGTTCTTAAAATTTACAGTGTCGAAGATGAAAGAGTACGATAGAACTCGTTGTGATTCGATTTGTCTGATATGGTGGTAATATATGAATAGGATACTGCATATATCGTAGTGCTTGAGGATGTTGATTAGGGCATATGATTTTTATATTTTTTTTGAGCAACGTTTTAAGGGAAAATTTACATATGACAACTTTGTCTGAAGAGTATCTTTGTTGTCAGTATTTTTTTTGAATGTGATAATTGATTTTGTTTTGCTGTGAATGGTCACTATAGATGAAATATGATTTTAATTACAACGAAAATTATGTTCGTTATTTCTGGGCAAATCGTGGAGAATCATATTTTATGAATTGATATTCAGATTAATATGTTTTTGTTACTATAGTAATATGGCGTAATTAATGATTGTTTTGAAAAGACTCTCAACTGGCTTTTATTCATTGAATAGTGCGTTATAAGAGGAAGTGGAATTTTAATGAAAATAACAAACTATATACTGCCAACAAGTCGTACTCATGGTTCATTCTCAACTATAAAATCATGGGACACAATGAATTATATTAAACATTTAATCAGACATACAAATGACCCTGTATTTGAAGAACAATTTTATAAAATAACACAATCTCATATTGACTTTGACAAAAGAGCTAAAGATGAAAAAAATGACACCATTAACATTTATGATAACTTTTTCTATTCATCTAATGATGATCTTGATTCTAAAATTAGAAGTATGTTAAATAATTTATATGAGAAAAGCTTAACTTTCCGAAGAATCATTAATTATTATGTGAAGGAAATAAACTTAAGTGATTATGGCTTTCTAAAATGTAAGATTTTACCAGCATATGCTTATAACTATGAGATGGAAAATGATGCCCCCCCGAAAATACTAATTCCAATTGACCATAATTTAAATTTTATTGATGCAAAATATAATGGAGAAACTTATCGGGGAAATGAAGAGTTTGCTATTAATCTTTTTCTGCAGCATATATTACATAATGACATACAAGAACAAACATCGATAGACTTATACACGAGCATAATAAATAAAGAGTTGGATAGCAATAGAAAATCATACAATAATGAAATTTTTAACAATTTCTCTTTTGATAAGTCTGTAAAGTTGAATTCATATAACTATATTGCAGATGATATAGAGCAAGTAATCGATAAAGGAAGCAAAGTTCAATTGGAGGTATATAATTTATTATCCGAAGAAAAGATATTTGAACATAAAATTATGAATAATTGGACAAGGAGCATAAAAAATATATTGACGACATATTTGTTTATGTCATCAGGAGCGGTGACAGCCAGAAATGTTCAAACCTTTTCTCCAACAATAAATAATGAGTCAAGGATTCGATTGCCGAGAGCATTGCCAGTAGGCCATCCATATCCTGAGGAACATAAGGCTTCTGGTTTCTCCCCTTTTATGATGGGGGGGCTGAGTGGTGATATTCTTCCGGAAATTTTAACGGGGAATGGACCATCTATATTTTTTAACGGAAAACATAATAACCAACATGATGGAGCTTTTGGAAAAATAATAGATTTTACCCAAAATGGAAATAAAATAAGTGCAAAAGATAAAGAAATAATAAAAAGATATATTTTTGATAAGATCAATGTTTTGATTAAAGAGTATTTCATTAGAACTGGTAAAAATTCTCATACCCCATTTGAAGTTTTTATAAAGGAGCGGTTATTTAATCAATATGATATTTTTAAAACATTGGCTAGAGATATATTGGCACACCCATTAGTAATATATGATGCGGGTTACAAAAATTATCATGAGTCATTAAATGCTGCTATTGCAATAAACTCTAGACCATTACAAGAAATACATTATGGTGATGTTTTATATCATTATCATAAAAATGACATCTCTTTGGGAGTAGATACTCTTTACGGGAGGGAAAGTTTTGATATTGTACTGGATGCAATGAACGTATATAGAAAAAGCAAAAAAATGAGAGTTATTTCCAATAATGAGATGAAAAAAAGCATTAAAATATCTGAATTAGTTATCCATAATATTATAAAGAAAGGATTGACTAATTGTTTGCTTAAAAAGGATGTTCTTAATGCCAGATATGATCTTATTAGAGATATTCTTCGATATTCTTTAAATATACGACAGGGAATTAAACATGATGATGTTAATAGAATAGCGGAAAATATAATAAAAAAGTATGGTATAACTGAGGGTATGAATCCTAAACCTAGGAATGCCAGAATATCTAAAGAATTGCTTTTATTAGCTGTTGATAGACAGATTGAGTGGGCGAAAAAACATTTTATAACAAAAGATGTATTGGAAAATGTTGTGTCAAAATGTGATTTATCATCTATCTTTAATGTTAATAAAGTGCTTCAGAATACTATTCTTGAGTTTGTCCATGAAATTAATAATATATCATCTGCTCGCTGGATGTCAAAATCAGAAAAGAATAATAAACAAAAAGAGGCAATAGAAAAGTTCAAAAAAGAAGTATCCCATATGAATGGCGGGCAGCAGTTTATTTGGGGGTTTGATAAGGTTATTCAAGAAGGCTTAAGTGGATTGATTGAGTTAAGTATCGATATTAATGATAGTACAAATCATCGTGATAAGTCTTCTCTTTCTCCTGATGGGAGAGCTGTGTTACATTTTTTAGGTACAATTTGGAATATGGCGATGGGAGCTGTACCTGGTTATAATGCATTGTCTGGTGTAAGTAGCATTTTACATAGTGCTATAGTAAAAGAATCTAGCAATATCTGTGATTATATTCAGGGGGCTGTACGTATTGGAATGGACTTTGTTCCTGGCACTCGCTCTGACTTACATAGCCGTTCGCTGCAGATAAAATATGAGGCTTTGAAGCATATAGAAAAAAACATTAATGATAATATTATTTATCATCCGAGTAATAATGCTAATTTCTATTCTGTAATTGAGTCAATTGATGGTAATGACTTTATATATAACGAAAAACAATCTAAAATATTAGAAATGAAACAGGATCGTGGGGGGAATAGATATAGTGCAGTAGATCTTAACTCTTCTAAGTATGGGTATTATGAGAAAGTTGGCGGTGGTTTTTATAGATATATAGAATCCTTTAACCCCATATCTTCAGAGACACCAAATAAAATAGTCTACAAGGGGGAATCAGTAGATTTAACTAAGGAGCCAAATTCGGAATTATATTCAGGTAGGTATTCTATAAATAACAAACAGGTTAATGTTTATTTCTTTCGTGACGCTGATGGTACATTTTATAAATCAGAAGGTCTTCATGGTGGGGGAGTTATTAGATACATAGATAAACCGTATTCTCAGTTAAGAGAAGGAGATATTGGGTATGATGAGGATTTGTTGGATATATACGATGATTCTCCGGTGCTTGAAGACACGTTGCCTGCTTTATCTTCTGAAATAGTACCAACCCCAGAACATAGTATTAAACAAATTTATTCGAAAATTAAGGAGGGGCACATAGAACTGTCCGATTCAGACATCATATTGTGTCGCGGCACAACCGGTATTCAAGCTGAAAATATCGTTGAATATAAAACTGCTGGAGGGCTTCCTGATTCAAATCCAAATGTAAAAGCACCAGATGAATATATGGCACAACAGCAGGTACGTATTGGAAGAATATTGCCTGAATACACATCGGATCTTAGCGTTGCCGATCGGTTTAGTCGTGAGCATTATCTAATAGTTGTTAAAGTAAAGGCAAAATATATCACACGAGGAAGTGTTACAGAGAGTGGTTGGGTTATAGATAAGACCGCACCTGTTGAACCACTTGCGATAATTGATAGAACTTTTGGTATGAAGGAAAATATCTCAATGGTAAATGCATCGAAATAGTTTTTTTACAATCTATGTCCTGCCTCCTCTGGTAAAAACGATGCTACATCTTTGAGATGTTGCACGGCAGTACGGTGTTGACCGATATATAGTGAAGTACACATCGGTCAACGAATTACCATTGTCAGCAATATCATCCTGATAAACTCAGTACTCGTGAGCCGCTTGATGATGGGCGGAATAGCCCAAAAGGTAAACGATCCGCATGGCAGTCCGTCGGAAAGCTGCTGCTTCATACGACCGCTTAAACCGTCAGTTAGTGTCAGTATCGCTGAAGATCAGCTTCTTTTGCTGATTTACTCTGTTTTTACCTGCCCTGATGAAATACTCTTTAATCATAACATTGATTATATCGAAAATATATTTTTTGCTATCATTAAGAATATTTATATGTGGAACCGGAGTATTTTGGACGGTAGTCTTTCCACTCTGGTGTATCTAATATTCTTTCTGCTGGTATCTCTTTGCCATGCAGATAAAATTTTATGTTTTTCATTATTTGGCTGTTGTCTTTATTACGATAAATCCATCGTAATTCGCTGGCGGTAATACTCTGACCATAGCCCTCTGACTTGTTAGCTATGAGTTTGAGTGAATTGACAAGCCCATCCGCACAAAACATAACCGTTCTGTTGCGAATTAATGTTTGAAACTCTAGGCCTGCCTTGCTTGTTTTTGCCCATAACTTGTCTCGATTGTATATGGAAAGGTCGGCCATGATGACATTATAATTATTGTGATTTTTTAAGCACTGTTTAAATTTTGTTCCTCTTTCATGTTCATTTAATGCTCTTTTGATAAGCGAGTCTTGCTTATATTTACGGGGGGTTCTGGCGTCCCATACTGCGTTTGTTAATGTATTCTGAATTACGATATCTTTTTTGGAAAAGTCGTTAACCAGTTTGATGCTGTTGACAAGTTTTTCTCTGGGAGAGGATAGCCCATAGACAATGTCTCCCGGACGAAAATGCAAGGCAGCATCCAGTGCGTTGCCCTGAAAAGTGATGTTTTTTTCTTTAATTACATTCGGAGAGAGTAGTACATTTTGTAAATCAAGATCCAGTCCATCAGGAACCCCTTCAGCTACGATGTTCCATGTAGTTTTCTGCTCCACATGAATGGTTACAGATCTCAGACTCTCCGGGAGTTTCTCCGGCAGTATAATATTGCTACATCCAGTCAGAGATAGCGTCTGTAGTGACGGTGATATCAGGCTGTCAATTCTGGCCTGATTTTCTGGGGTGTAGCGATTGATGCTGAGAGATAATAACCCGTTTGGAACATTTTTTATGCCGTCTGTGGCGTAACCTCTGATCTCAAGATGACGGACACTCTCTGGCACTCCAGATATATGGCAGTGGCAAACCGTCAGGCATTCGATGCCTTCAGATATGATGTGTATAAATGGTGAATCAGTTAATTCAATATGTAGATTTTTTACTGTCGATGGTATGTCTGTGATTTGTAATTTTTCACAGTTAATGACGGACAGGTTTTGTGTATTAACCGGTAATCCTGTAAGGGTGGTCAGGTTATTGCAATTTTCGATTGTAACTGATGTTATTTCGTTTGGTAACTGTGGCAGATACTCAATATCACAATCTTTGATATATAAACGACCAATGGCCCGCGCTTCTTCTATCTGAGTTGGTGTGATTTCGCTTTTGATGCCTGCTGATGTTTCTGCGGAATTGGAGTAGAATGTCCCGGACGGTCGTAATTGCGATGTAGGAAGCATTGATAAATTCCATTTTTAGAAGTAAATAACAGTGTAAGTTCTATCCATACTGCTAATCAACAAGCTAATTTTAGCAACCAGCAAAGCCAAGGTGTCAATATTAGAAAAGAGAGTTATATCTCAAAATCAACAGACTGTTGATTTTAACTTTTGCGAATACTTTCTCCAGTCCGTCATGCATGGATTAGGATTGCTCATTTTTATACCATTTGTTGTTTTTTATAGCGATTTGCTAAAAGGGAGAAGAAAAAACGTTCTCCAAAATTAGATTGCAACTGTTTGATTTTATGGATAGAGGCATGCTGTTTACTAGACAGTAAAAAGCATGCCAAATTTGCTATTAACCTTTTGAATATAAAGCACTAATTATCTATTTCTGTTGCCTTCTTATTCAGAAGATGGAGTTATCGATGCAGAAACTGGAAGAACTGCGGCAGCGATAGCGCAGGTCGATTGCAATGACTAGATTTATCAGCGCCAGCGTGGGATAAAAGAGAATCTGAGCAGTCTGGAGAATTTGAAATCGGTTAGGGATTTCATACTAGAATAATAGGATCCGCGGCACGTCGTATGAAAGAACTTACCGCTGTTGGCTGGTGAACTTTTAGATAGTGTGAGTATTGAATGATTTCCAGCCGTTACTGATTTTACTCGTTAATTAGCGAACAAACCACTCGTCAGCAGACTCCCAGGTATCTTTCAGCGTCTCCTGAACAAAAGTTTTTGCAGAATCTTTATCGGCGGTGAGAGTAACTGAAAGGCCATCGTTGCTGGTGGATTTGATGATCACTTCTACATCGTCATAACGTTTACTGGCACGTCACAGCATTTCTTGCTGTAGGGCAGGAACAGATCCTTTTGGCATTTTGCTGATTTTTTCTTTGGCTATGCAAATTTCAATACGCATAAAAATCTCTCTATACTGTGTTTGTATACAGTGTTATTTTTAACTGTATGGATAAACAGTATCAAGGAGAAGGAACGCCAAGAGGTGATGTGTTTTTGTTACCATTAGTTACAAACAGAAAAAACCCAGACCGTGAGATCTGGGGGTCTTTTAAAGTGCACGTGCATTTTACGTGCATTTTTTTGTCTTTTCTCGGTCTGCGCTCTGTCTGCTCAGAGTCCGTAAGTGGCTGTTTTTATTGCCGCTGTCCGATTGCAGTCCTATCAAAAGTGGTGGAGCTGGCGGGAGTTGAACCCGAGTCCGTATTTTTATAATTAGCTGAAATAAAACGATTAATACTAACCATTTTATTCTGCGGATCTTTTGCGGCTCCTTTTATGTCTGGATGTGGTCGTCAACACATCCTCTTTTAAATACAGGCGCTTTTACCTTAGTTGGATCATCTGTTTTAAAGATTTTCAATCGTTCACTGAAGAACATTACCTCAGATCCTTTGTACCGATCTTGAGCACTGTAGTTTATTCCATATACTAATGATGATGTCTTATACATAGCTTGGATCTCAGGAGTGTTATCGTAAGAAACAATCCAAGGTGTTTTAATATTATTCTGTACGACTTTTGCAACCCTAACATGATCATCATGATCATAATGGTTGATATATAAACCTTTACCTTTTATGTAATAAGGTGGATCCAAATATGTTAATGAGTTTTGTGGCAATTGAATAACTATTTTTTTAATGAAATCAATTGCATCCATGTTATATAAATCTATTCTGTGACGATTTTCTGATATTTTATGGATTCGAGAAATCAAATCACTCTTATTATAGCGAGCGTCAAGCTTCCATTTCCCTTCTTGATTTTTACCGCCAATTACTCCACCTTTTAATATTCCAGAACGATTTGTTCTATTGAGAAAAAAGGTTGAGAAACCAATTGTTAAAAGATCATGGTCTTTAGGATTATTAATTATATCTTTCTGCCTAAACCATTCATCCATTGTAACTTCTGTTCTTTCAATTAAAGAACATAATTGATCTGCATGATTTAATACACTGTGCCAAAAAGCATAAACAGAAATATTAATATCATTAAGGATGATTTTTTCAGCTGCATTTAGATGTAACAGTTTCAATGCTAAACCAGCACCCCCAGCATATGGTTCGGCATAATGTATAGGCGAAAGATTATTTTCTTCAATAATCCGAAGCATGAAATTTGCAAGCTTGCCTTTACCGCCAGGATAGCGAAGTGGGGTGTTAAAACGCATATGATACCTCTAAATGTCAGATCTAAAGTATATCAAAAAAAGGGCTTTATGGCCATCACATAAAACCCTTTTTAATCAATTAGTTATCTGACAGATATGATGAGATGGTAGCAGAATCGACACCATGTCCACTTATCATAATAACTTTAAGACTCTTTATTAGTTCATTCTTGAAGCTATCCGATTGAACAGGATTTTTCTCGACCCAATATCGATATGGGTTATCTTTAACTCTTCCTTTGACTTGGGCCTGAAATTGAGTCGTATGTGCAAAATCTTTAAACAGTTTTCTAACTCTCCCTCCATGGTTTTTGTTAACTTTTTTATAATTATCTATAAGGATTTTTAAATCAATCGGAGCGTTACCAATCTTTAGCGTTGCAATTATGTCTTTAGCTGTTTTCATAAAAACAGCTTTTGTAAATTTATTTTTATTTTCCCAATATGCATCATCAGGTGGTAAATTATATAAAAACTCAAAAATCATTTGGTCTGGAGGTAAGGTGCTTGGAAGCAAACATAAGTTTTTTTCTTTTTTGGCTTTTTTTGCATTAGCACTGTTGTCGTGAACAACATCACCGTCTAAGACGATCAAGCTTTTAGCTGTAAATTCTGGTATTTTTCTTGCCATTAAGTCAAGCATGGCAGAGCAGCTAATATTTATATTCCCTAATGGATTTAATATTTTATTTATTTTTCGATCTGTTATCAATTGTTTGAAAAAGTCGAAACCTTCTTTGTCTTCAAAATATACATTTGCCTTTGGAAGACAAATGTCATCATTAATTTTTACAGTTTCAACATGTAAATCAGCGTGGATATCTGTCCATGAAAGATTATTCTTTGTTTTAATATCTCCATATGTGTCTGTAAGATATATTGTTTTAAAGCTATCACTATCTTGTTTTGAACGATTATAGATATCCTCTATTATTAATGGGGAGTGCGAGGTCATGATTATTTGCAGATCGTATTGTTTTGCTGCTTTAGTTAGAATATTAATTAGCTCTAACTGTGCCGCAGGGAAAAGACCTGCATCGGCTTCATCAATTAACAATATTCCGCCATGATAATCAGAATAAGTTTCCTTCAGTCTTTTAAATGAAAAAATTGCCTGGATTAATTGTCCAACATTATCTTCACCAACAGATACTGATTGGTGATCATAATTGTCACCATGGACAACCATTGAATCGATAGTACCTTTTGTTGCTGTTACTGAGCTTCCATTGTTTTTTAGTAAGAGTTGGTTACTCATCATTCTGATTTCATCAGAATTTTCATTGATGTACTGAACATCCCGTGTTGAGTAATCAGTCCTTAATGTAATAGGAAGAAGTCGTGCTAAGCTTAAAAAAATAACAGGATGAGTAACGTTTCTACTTTGGTTTTTTTCCGGTATTGAATCATTTCCCCTGACTACAGGCCTAGATTTATCTCTGTCACTGTAGCTGTATAAACCTAATGTTAGTTTTTCAAGATGTTTGTTCGATGCACCATCATAGACACTAATTTTGACGTCCATTGAACCAGGAACATCAAATTGTTCTGAAAGCCTAAAATGTTCGCTGAAAGCTGACTTGAAGCTGCCATTTGTTAATGTTTTATATTGTGTTAAATCAGTCTCAGGGTTTTTGGTAAAGTCCTTTGTAAAGCTAAATATTTGGGCGATAATGCCAAGAATTGTGGATTTAGATGTGCCATTTTTACCACAAATAACAGTTAGGCGAGAACCAAACTCGATGTTTATATTTTTCAGTCCGCGAAACTTCACAACATTTATATTTTTTAGTTTGGTAATTTGATTTGCCATGTTTCTATCTTGCTCCGTAAAATGGCCACAAATTGTGGCCAATAGTTTCATGCTTGGATTATATTGTTATCTTCTTCAAGCTTGTTTGTCCATCATATTCCTTCAGATATGAGCCATAGTGCCTGAAAAGCATCTCCGGCCCTTTATGCCCCATTTGAGCTGCAAGCCAAAACAGGTTTGCTCCCCGGCTGATATGGCGGGTGGCGAATGTATGCCTGGTTTGATATGGATTTCTGTAACGAATACCTGCTTTTCGCAATGTTGGCACCCATGCTTTTTTCCTGATTGCATCAGCACTTGCCCAGGGCTTATTGGTCTTTGGATCTTCAAAGACAGTAGCATCCTTCATGAATGTAAATGGCTTCTGATTTATCAGCGCCAACATTGCATCTTCTGTCAGTTCAACTTTACGAGTACCGGCTTTTGTCTTTGTTCCTTTGATAACACCGACAACACTTGCGCTCTGGACATGGGCAGTTTTTCCAACAAAGTCGATATCACGCCATCGAAGGGCACATAATTCAGAACTACGCAGGCCTGTATGTATAGCGAACCGGAACAGATTCTCCCATTGTTTGTTTCCGGCTGCTGTTAGTAATGCATCAACTTCTGCTGGTGATAGCGGATCAACCACGTAGCTGCTTTCTGCTTCTGACTTATCACTTTGGTAGCGCGAAGCAGTTACCAACGATACGGGGTTAATTTGAAGTACCCCATCGGTTACGGCTTCATCAAGTGCTGACCGCAGGAAAGATAACTGGTTGCGAATTGTTTTTAAGGTCGTTTTCTGGCTTTGAATCCACGCTTTCAGGATTGCTGGTGTTAATTCACTTGCAGGGCAAATGTGGAGTGAGGCTAACGCACTACGGCATTTTTTATAACCACCAATCGTAGAGGGTGAAAGTTTTCTCGTTTCGCAGATTTCAAGGTATTCGTCCAGGTACATTTTTACCGTTTTGCCTGCAGCAGCATTACCAAAAATTTTCAAACGAGCAGAACGGGGAAAATATTCCGCATAAATAAATGTTCCCCTTTCGATCTTATTATGAATTTCGCCGAGTGTGCGCTCGGCGTATTTAATGTTCTTTGGTGTTACTTCCAGATTGGAAAGAGGCTCACGACATTTAACTCCTTTGTAGGTGAAAGTTATATTGATCGTTTCGCCCTGGCGGTGTTTCCTGATTGTTACGCCGCGCGGTAGTTTGAGCAGTTTTGTCTGGCCCATTTTGCAACCTCACTAAGATCAATCCACCTCTCCTTAACGCCTTCAACCTTTAAAACCTGAACACCTTCACGCCAAACACCGCGCTGTACACGTTTGTTTATTGCTTCAGGAGTTTCGCCAGTTTCTTTGCAATAAGTTGAGATTGGAACGCAATCGAGGTTCAGCATATGTTTCTCCACTTAGCCCGCTGCACACGGGCAGTAATATCAAATTCCAGTCCTGATAATTAATTTTGTTCCCTGGTTGCTACCTGTTTTATTGGCCTGATGCTGTCCAGTAGCAGACGGCGACGCATGTTTGGTGCACCCCAACGGTAACCAGTCTTTTTGTCGTAGGATTCACAACGTCCGGCAACCCAGGACGTTTCAGTGGAATGTAATTTCATCCGCTTTTCACCGTCTCGGGTGATAACAATTCCTGTATGAGTTTTTATCACGCTCATTTCTTAGTCTCTGGTGCTTTCGGCATTACTGCCCAGTGAGTGATATTGACGTTTTCAAGGTCCCCGACCTGAAATGTCCACTGCCATTCTCCGGTTTCTTTTTGTTCCCAGGTGTACCAGAGAGAACGCCAGCCAATCAGCCAGCCTTCTCCGTTAGCATCAAATAACAGAACACTTTCATTTGCTGGTGGCAGTTCAGCTGACACTGGTATTATTTTGTTTTCCAGTGCCGCACATTTAGCTTCAAGCGCGTCGAATTTACGTACCAGGTACTCAGCATTTGTTTCGTTCACTTTCAGATCTCGCGGTACACATTTCCCGCGAAGAAACCCTTCCATTTCGAAAACATTCATGCGCATTTGCGTAACTCCGATAACTCGTTAAAACGTTCCATAAACATCCCGTAGGCGTGGCCCGGTGCCAGTGGAATCACGTTGAACATCTCTGTTGCCGGGATGCCTTCCAGTACAGGCCAGAAAGAGCCATCATCAAGCCCGAGATCGCGGCGTTCGGTTGCCAGCATGATGAGATCGGCATATTTCACGGGCGTACTCATAACTGGGGGTAACCCGTATTTCTCACGGATTACGGCGTCTATTTTTTCTTCCATCTGTTTATAGTCAGGAAGAAGGCGTTTCAGTGGAGCGGGGATGTCCTGGCAATACGCTTCTGTTGCATCATGCATTAACGCTTCAAAAGCAAATTCCTGCGGTACCAGTTGGCTGCAAAGAACCGCATGTTGGGCGACGCTGTAGAAGTGTGAAAGATGTCCTGCAAAGCGACAGATATTTGAAAGGGAAACCGCGATATCGTTAATAACGATGTCGGCTTTATTTATCCTGTCATAATAAAAATGCTTCCCGGAAAAAGTTTTAATAAATGACATTTTGTTCTCCACGTTATTTGCGCTGCACCGCACTGAATTCTGGTAAAAGGAAGCCCTCACCATCCGGCG